TTACTACCCTCTCAAATGGGCTGTGATCCGCGATACGCGCAAAAATTTGGGCAAAACCACCGCTGTTACTATGAAAAAATGGTGGCCGACTGGCGAAGCGAAGTGGGTAGGCAAACCCGAAGAGCCCGAATCGTGCACCCTCTACGTCAACCGGCAACCACTCATTATTTTTGACTTCTTTGGGGTAAACTCCGATGCGGACCACGACCGTTTTCAATCGTATGAAGCGTCTGGCGGTGTGTGGATCGAAGAACCATGTCCAGCACGCACTAATACGGAGTTTATATCCTCTGGTGTATCAGAATCGGTCCTCGCTATGGCTGTTACAAGTCTCCGTGGAGCGCCTCACCCATCAGTACAACTTACGATGAATCCCCCCTCTGCCGAACACTGGACTGCGCAGCTTTGGCACCTCCCCGGCTATGAGGCACTTGGTTCTGAAGAAGACGAACTTCCCGAACAGCAGCGCCAGGACCGTGACGCGATCCGCGCAGATTCCGCCGTGTTCATGGTTCCCCCCTCTGAGAATGCCGCTGAATCAGAAACCCCCGGCTACACCGAACATAACCGGCAAATACTCTCTGCCACGGGTAATTCCGACATGCTGGCGCGTCTTGTAGAGGGCCGGGTAGGCTACGTCCAGGTTGGTGAGAAAGTCACTCCTGAGTTTGCGGCGCACCACCTCTCTCCCGGTCTTCAGGTCATCCCAGGTGTACCTTTCGCGCTGTTCTTCGACTTCGGCTTAAATTCCACCTGCATAGCTACGCAAATATCCCCTGGGGGGTACTGGCTTATTCATAAAGCGTGGTCACTCGAAAATCAGGGAATGAAACAGCTTCTCCAACTTCACGTACAACCCTGGCTGGCGCAGCAAGGCATTACGCAGTTCTGGTACGGCGGCGGACCAGAGGCGAGGCAACGCGAGCAGTCCGATTCTGAGGAATCCGCACTGAAAATGATTATTCAGACGCTAGGTCCTGCGCCGTATCGCAGCGGTCCTGTGTCCTGGTCTGCGCGCCGTGACGCGATGCGGGATGCACTTACCCGCTCACCGTCAGGGCTCCCCTGGATACGCATTAATCCGTCTGGCGCAGCTCTCCTGGTGCGCACGTTAGACGGCGGCTGGAGTTACCCTACTGATCCACTTGGACGGATACGGAAGGATGCGCCGAACAAAAAGAGCCGATTTGATCACCTGGGAGACGCATTCGCGGCAGGCTGCGCTGTGCTTTTACACAAGACCGATGCGCAGTCGCGTTCTGTGCAAACGTCACGCCAGCATGTTACAATCCCTAGACACGGAAGTTACAGCTCATCTCGAACAGGGGCGTAAATGGCTGATGGCATTTTTCACATGCTGGAAGGTTTTAACCAGCTTTCAGTAGCGGCGCGAGAATCGCTGCTGCGGGGTTTTATGTCAACGCTTACTCCTGCATCAGCGGAAGCGGCGATTACCCCTAGAGATGCCCAATCCGCTGATACGCTAGCGCGTATGGAAGCGCAGCCGCAGCCCACGCAGGATGCACAGATTCAATCTAATATTGTCTCTGCGGCACGCAACACTCCCGAAAATGTCAACGTGCGCATGGCGCCAGCCGGATTTAAGACGTTTGGGCGTACTGATTACCCTGAGGGCGCTGATCCAGAAATTACTGTTGACCCGAATGGTCCGCATGTTCCAAAGACGGTGGCACACGAACTCCTTCATTTTCTCAATTACGCAACGATGAAGAAGGTACTTCGTGATGAAGCAGAGCGAGATGCTACCGTAGCCCAAATGCCCTGGTATAAGCGTCTTATACAGTCACCGTTTCAGCCCAATAGCCGTACAGCTGGATTTGCGCTTGGCCCTGTTGATGCGCAGCATGAATTTATTAATTTCCTTCTTGGGAAAGAGAAGCAGGGAAATACGTCTGACCCTGCGCTCACATCTCACACATTCCCTGACTATCGCCCGGTGTATAAGTATGCTATTGGCCAGATTTTTAAAGACCCTGCGCTGCGTAACACCATTCAGGAGGCGCAAGACAAGCTTCCTCACTTTCGCCCAGATGAGAAGTAGGTCAGTTGGTGTCGGAAATGTCTATGAAATTCACTAATGATCGCATAACGGTTGTTCTTGATAAGGTCAATGACCTGTCAAATTGGGTGGGTGGCAGTAAAAACGGAAAGAAATAAGACGTGGCTGATACGCAGTATCCTCAAGTCAAGCTCTCCGAAGGCCAGCTCTCTGCCCTCACTGAACAGATTATTTCGCACCGCGAAGAGGCGCTGAACTCCCGCGCAGATTTCCCTCTTAGACACTCAGAACGGTATCGTCGATTTTTGGCCGATCCCACGTTACGCCCGCCTGGCCCCTGGCCTGAAAGTCCGAAGCTCTTCATGCCGACAACCCGCGAAGTTCTCGAGCGTCTGCACTCTGAGCTTTGGCAAGCACAGTTCTCTGATCTCAGTAACCTCATCATGAAGCCCTTCCGCGATGAGGACATGCTCAATGCTGAGCTTGCGTCGCGTTTCCTGCGTTGGACCTTAGAAACTACAATCTCCTGGTCTCAGATTTCCGCTGCGCTTATTTTCGATGCACTCTTAGACTCCGTAGCTGTCGCAAAGGTCATGGTCTATGACGCTCCCTGGAAACCCCCTTCCGCAGATGCCTCCCGTTTTCTTGCCCGGACAGTGGAGATTGACCCGTTGGACCTTGGGATGCTTCTCGTTGCCCCTGATGCAGAGGGCCTTCAGTACCCAAAAGCCCGTTTTATTGCGCAAGAGTTTTTCCTGTCAGCGGACGATCTATTACGTATGGAACGCAGAGGCTTCGATGTCCCAGACTACGATCAACTAGGCTACTCCCAGCAGATGACTGACCGCAAGCGCGTCGAGTTGGAGCGGGAAGGTGAGCGGGTGGTAGAGTTTCGTCCTGATTCTATTCCCTTCGTCGAATCCTACGAACGCTTCACCGTTGATGACGAAGACGAAGACCTGATTGTGTCCTGGTTCCCTGACGCGCAAACCTCCGGCTCCTCAGTCGAGCATGGCCGTATCGCCGCTGTGCGCCGTCTCACTGACGTGTTCCCGCAGGATGATCGTCCGCGTAGACCCTACTTCGACATAACCGTATGGCCACAACCACGCCAGTGGAGAGGGTTGAATGTCCCAGACAGACTCGAATCCATGCAAGACCTTGAAAATCGTCTCCACGAACAACTCGTCAACTATGGCGATGTCTCCATGCTTCCCTTTATCTTCGCCAACACCTTTCTCACCGGAGAACTCCCTGATCTACGTACTGTCCGGCCAGGGTCTACTGTTCCCATTGATGACCTCTCCGGTGTCCAATTCGCACCTACCCGCTCCCTGAATCGTCACTTTGCCGAACAAATCCAGATGATTCGTGCGCACACAGAACGTGATTCCTCGACATCAGACTTTAACATGGGGCGTAACTCGTCTCAGCCTAATGCGCCGCGTACAGCCACAATGGGTATGGCGCTGCTTGGCGAGTCCAAAAAATCATATACGATGCTCGTGAAGCATCAATCTGTGCAGTTTGAGCACCTGCTTAATTTCTACTTTCGGCTCTGGCAATCGATTCTCCCTGACAACACCCATGTGCAAATCTTTCAGCCGTATCAGGAATCCCAGCCTGAAGACACCATCTTTGACCGCCTTTTCTCCTCCTCATCACTGGACGAAGCGGGGAAGCCTAAGCCGTCATCTTACGTAGCCCTTCCTATTTCAGCCGACAATCTTTCAGGGTATTTTGACGCGCATCTCTCGGTCAATCCCGAAGCGCAGTTTGACCGCCAGGTGATGTTGCAACTCTTCCAACTTACTGCCCCGCTCATTCAGGATTATCCGCTAGGCACACGCACGATGCTTAAACGGCTCTGGGGGACCTTCGATCAGAAAGGCTTTGACGAAATTTACCCGGAAGAAGTCGCGCTCTTGCAAACGAAGATTCGTATGGACGCTGCGCAGGTCCAGCTCGCCACCTTTGAACAGCAGCTTGCGCAGATTCACCAGCAGGAAGCACAGCAGCAGCTTGGAGCACTCCAGCAGCAGAGCCAGCAGGTACTCCAAACAGGTCAGCTTACACCCGAATTTCTCCAGTCCATCGAAGCGCTGAAAGGTCAGCAGAATGGAGCCGCAGGTACTGCCAACGGTGGTGGTGGCTAAGTCCATATACAGCCCGACTGAAATTATTTTTATGGTGACGACGATTATTGCCGCCATAACGACGATGGGCGTTGCCTTGATTACCGCCTGGCGCACCAGCGCCAGGGTCGATAAAATCGGCCAGGAAACCCGGCAGGTTGTGGAGAAAGCAGGCGTCGTGCGCGCAGAGCAGATAGAGATCGTCAGTCAGAAGCTTGAAGAAATTCACACGAGTACCAATAATAACTTTGAACAACAGCAACAAGAAATTCGAGAGTTGCGTGTGAAACTTGAGACGGCAGGACAGGCGGCCATCTTCGCAGAAGCCGCACGACTGGCGCTCGCCGAAGAAGCGCGTCGAGCACTTGAAGAATTAGCGAAACACCGTGGTACCCAGAATAGCTAGGAGAACACACAGATGGGCATGGCAGTGATTGTTGACGGGAAAGTCGTCTACGGAGATGCCAACGAACTTAAAAACGTCCAACTTGCTGAGGTATCCCGTGAGCTGGAGCGGCTCGCTGCAGACACGCAGCGTCTGGTGTTGACGCTCGACGTAGCGAAAGAGACGCTAATCGCACTGCTCGCCACGATGGAAGGCCAATTCCATTCTGCCGCAGAAGCTGAAGCCCACGTCGCCATAATGGAGGAGGTTGCGCATGGCCGAAGTGACCCGCCTCACGCCGGAAGAACACGAGCACGTCACTAATCTGATTAAGTCGTACGGCTGGCGCATCCTCGTGGAAAAGCTCATTATCCCTGAGTTGACGCAAGTGTCTCGCCACGTCGATAATGTGGCCAGTGTCGAGAACGAAACACAATTTTATCGTGGCGCTAAACTCACCCTGACTCGTCTCCTGCAGACCGTCTATCGCTGGGGCAGACTCCCTAACCCGCTAGAGGAGCACTACCAGGCACTCCTCACCGCTGTGCGTGTGTATACCGAAGAGACGCTGACGCCTGAGCCGATGCCCGAAGAAAAGCCCGTCATTCCATATCCAAAGAGAGTCGCTAAACCTGTGCTCTAGGGGGAGGTATGTTCGAGTACCCCCCGTGCCGCTGCGAGTGTACGTCCCACAAGAAATGTCCCGCCTGTGAAGCCCACGACGAACCTGAACCTGAAGCCTACCACCGCTCACCGCAACTCAAAGACTGCGCACAGTATACCTGTCCGCACTGTGGGGAGTTGTTTATACCGACCAAAGGCCAGGCTGGGTGCATCAAGAAAGGTCA